GATATCATTGAGTTTTATCGTAGACATCCTCGTGATTATGTTCGTGCGTGGGTCGGTCATAAAATGGCTATGCCTCGTTATTATGCTGATAAGCTCTATGATGATGATATGAAAGCCTTTTTAAAGGAAATGCGTGAAGAGTTTTTCCGACATAAAATGTTCAATGAGTGGATTGATTATTGTGCTCGTGAAAATCCTATTCTTACCGATCTCATGCAGCTTGAACAACGCGAAGAGTATGAAAAAAGAATGAATGAACGTTTAAGATGTAAAATGTAATGGCAAATATATTTAACTCGATAAGAATGAAACGTCCTCGTCGGAATGCTTTCAACTTATCATATGAATCAAAGTTAACGTTGAACATGGGCGAACTCGTACCTATTATGTGTATGCCTGTTGTTCCCGGTGATAAATTCCGCGTGAAAACTGAATCCCTTGTGCGTTTGGCTCCCCTTGTGGCTCCTATGATGCACCGCGTGAATGTTTTTACTCACTATTTCTTTGTGCCGAATCGTCTTGTGTGGAATGAATGGGAAGACTTCATAACTAAAGGCGTAGACGGTGAAGATATGCCAATGTTCCCGAAAATTCAAATTAATCAAGACTCGCACTTAGTTTCTTCGGCTTCATTAATAAAAGAATATTTCGGCGATTCTTCTCTATGGGATTATCTTGGATTGCCTACGCTTTCTGCTTGTGGTAATAAATCTTATGATGTTGTTAACGGCGTTAAGGTTCCCAGCGGTTTTCAAGTTTCGGCACTTCCTTTCCGTGCCTATCAGTTGATCTATAATGAGTATTACCGTGATCAGAATTTGACCGATCCTATTGATTTTACCTTAGGTAGTGGGACAACTGTTGGTGGTGATCAGCTTATGGCGCTTATGTCGCTTCGTCGTCGTGCTTGGGAAAAAGATTATTTCACGTCCGCCCTTCCGTGGTTGCAACGTGGTCCTGAAGTTTCCGTTCCCGTTCAAGGCGCTGGCGGTTCTATGGATGTTGTTTATGAAAATGAAACTGGCCAGACAAAACAGCGCTGGTTTGACGGTAATGGTCGTGAATTTCAAGCTTCTACGGCTTATGATCTTACTATGGCCCAAAATTCCGGCAACCCTTACGCTGCTGATTTTGTTGCCGTCAATGGTGGTGCAAATAACCGTGCGCCCGAACTCGATCCGAACGGTACATTAAAAGTCAATGTTGACGAAATGGGTATTAATATTAACGACCTTCGTACCTCGAATGCTTTGCAGCGTTGGTTCGAACGTAATGCCCGCGGTGGTTCTCGTTATATTGAGCAAATTTTGTCGCACTTTGGTGTTCGTTCATCTGATGCGCGTTTACAGCGTCCGCAGTTCCTCGGTGGCGGTCGTATGCCTATTTCTGTGTCGGAAGTATTGCAAACATCCTCGACTGATGAAACGTCACCGCAGGCAAATATGGCCGGACATGGTATTTCTGCTGGAATCAATAACGGTTTCAAGCATTATTTTGAAGAGCATGGATATATTATCGGTATCATGTCTATTACTCCGCGTTCCGGCTATCAACAGGGTGTTCCGCGTGATTTTACGAAGTTTGATAACATGGATTTCTATTTCCCGGAATTTGCCCATTTGTCAGAACAGGAAATTAAGAATCAAGAATTGTTTGTATCTGAAGATGCGGCTTACAATAATGGTACGTTTGGTTATACTCCGCGTTATGCTGAATATAAGTATCATCCTTCGGAAGCTCATGGCGATTTCCGTGGTAATCTTTCATTTTGGCATTTGAATCGTATTTTTGAGGACAAACCGAACTTAAATACTACATTTGTTGAGTGTAAACCAAGTAACCGTGTTTTTGCTACATCAGAGACCGAAGACGATAAGTTTTGGGTACAAATGTACCAGGATGTTAAGGCACTTCGTTTGATGCCTAAATACGGTACTCCAATGCTTTAATATTATGCTTGAATTTTTTATTGTTGCATTTTTTAGTTTTTTGTTCATATGTTTGTTACCGCTTATAATTTTAGTAATCTTCCTTCGGAACTTATTCAAGAAAAAGTAAGCGACGAAGTTCTGGTAGAACCTTCCGAAAGTTTTACAGTTCGTGAACTTATTTACCGCCTCGCAATGGGGATGCCTGTTTCTTCCGGTGTTCGATCCGGTGATTATCCCGATCATGACCAAGATTTTGATGATGTATTACCTACAGAGGACCCGGATTTCGATTTGGCTGATTACGCTACATTAAAGAATGATCTCGCCGATCGTGAACGTCAGCGCAAAATTGACATGGAAAAGGCGTATAAGGAAAAGTTGGAAAAGGAAAAGACTCCCGACCCTGCTCCCGACCCTGCTCAGTAATTTGTTTTAACTGTCCTTGTCCCCTACCCGACTGGTATCCCCAGCCGGGTTTAGGCGTTTGTACTTGCACCTGCGCTGATCGCGACAACTCGCGAAAGCGGACGTCGTCTTGGCATGGTCTTTCTCGCGACCCAATTTAACCAAAACCTTTACGTGAAAAATTCACGTTTTTCAATCGATCGCGAAGCGATACTTATCTGCCGAAGGCGTCTATAACGACAATCATAGCGACGGTGAAAATTGGCAACGATAGTTGCCTGCGATCGCGAGACGGTACCAATAGGGTAGAACAAAGCGTAGCGACGTGATACCCTGAGGTACCCGAACGCGATCGCCCTCAATGGAGTAGACCTGTTTATACGCTTATAAATAGAATAAATAGAATATAAAAAGTGTTAACGTTATAAATCAATACTTTACCCCCTTTTAAAGGGGGGATAATAGGGGGGTTGTATGTACTTGTGCGCGCGTAATAGGTAACTTGATTAATTATGCGCGCACTGACACCTAAACGGATTTTAACAATCCGTTTTTTTCAGTGTGGAATATTTTATTTTCTTTGCTGCATAAATCACGCTACCATAGTTCTAAAAGAACTATGGTATTTTTAGCTTTAATACATTTTGATATAACTTCATAACAATATGATTTTCAATAAATTAAACAAGTAAAATATATTATGCAATAATTACTTAAAATACACAAGTCTCTTTAAATTACTTCTGTTAACAAATTAGCAGAAGTACGACCATGTTTTTTATTTATCTATTTTTATATAGTTACATATTTCCAATGGATACATTATTCTGATAAACAGAATAATACCTGTGTAATACCAAAAGAGTAAAATGTTAAAAAAGAAACTTCTACGTATTTTTTTCTGAAAAACAATCGTTTTTTTGTAATCGGTTGGTAGATAAGACTTAAAGAGTAGAAAGTTCGGTAGCCGGTAGCGATTTGGTAGCTGTGCGGGTTTCGCTGCATTGCTTCGCTTTGCTCTTGGAACTGATGCAAATATAGGGATTTTGACCGAAAAAGGGAAATGTTTCGGGGGATTTTTTATTTTTCGGGATTACCGGATTACAGGAAAAGCATAAAAGCAGGAGGCGGTGCAAGAAACGATGTTGCACCAGTGGTTTTACAAGAAGTGTAAAGTGTTGATTTTCAGTGTATATTTCTGTGGTGCAAGGTGCAGCTATATTTATATATATAGCTGCACCTTGCACCAGCCACACAGGGCTGTTTTGTGGCTTGCACCGAAAACCTTTTAAGTTATTGTAAATGAATAGGTTTTGAAATTTGATGTTTGTTTCGGGAGAAAGGTTGGATGAACGGGGTGTTCCGATAGGGCTTGGCGGCTTCGTGCTTGCCCTGCAAGGGCTTGGCAAGTGGGTGGCTGGAATGTCGGATTTAGGGCAGTCTTGAGGCTTTTATTCAATCCTTTGCCCCTTCCGGTCGATGTAATACCAATCATCGCTTTCCCAATAGTGGTATTCCCCATCCGAACCGGGAACTTCTTTCTGTTCTCCCGTGTCGGTTACTTTCGCCTTCCCGTTCTCGAAAGGAAAGCCAAAAGCGAAGCGTGGCTCTATGAGGGTATTGCCATGCTCGTCCGCATATCCGATACGCCCTTTTTCATCAACGATGCGGTAAACGCCTTCCTGCACGGAATCGTTGCCGTTGTCATACCTGTACGGGACATAGAGGCTTGCGGGATGGCTGTTGCCTGAGGATATGGCCGTGCAACGGTCATGATAAAGGGTGAACAGCCATATTTCAAGCAGGATGGCAAGGACTGCAAGCACCGTGCAGACAAGGAAACGGAGGCGATAGCGTTGCCGCACCGATACATGGAACGCCCCGTAAAAGTCGTGCATCATGCGGTAACGCTCCCCGGTATAGATGCGCATATTCCTCCAAAGCAGTACGGGGAACGGCAGTATCAGCGGGAAAAGCGTAAGGCGGTTGTCTGTCTCGCAGAGGAAGCGGACAGCCGGAGTGTCCAAGAACTGTAAAACAACGGCGACCGGAAACAGAAGGCAGGCGAACTGGACCACGCTGATGACCGCAAAACTACGGTCAGGGAAGCCGTGCCGACAACTGCGCCACGTCCAATAAAAGAAGTGGTCGAAGAATCCGGGGAGCTTCGGCCGACCGGTTCTTTTATGTGGGGAGGCTTTCTTCATACGCTTGCGGCTATGTATATGCAAATAAAATGATTTTCTTCCACACGGGAAAGATTTTTGCGGTGAAACTTTTTGAGTGATTGGACTTTTCACTATTTTTGCTTTGATGTATAACGGTTCGTCCGTAAGGTATGAATTTGGCTTTTTCTGTTATTGCTATGGAATGGTTCGATAAGATAAGCGAGTTTATGGAGGGTCTGCCGGAGTGGTTGCAGGCGCATCCGAGGTACGGCTACCTGATCGTGGCGGGAATCCTGCTGCTGTGGCTTGTGGGGATTGTCTGCGGATGGCGGTGGACGTACTCCCGTCCGGGAAGTTGGGAGGGGAATTTCTGGCTGGGTACGCTGGGTGAAAGGAGTTACCGTTTCTGGCTGGGGCTGATCGTTGCCGCCGCAACGGGATGCGCCCTGTTGCTGTTCTTCGTAACGGGATAAGCAAGCGGAAAACAAGGAAAGGAGGAAGCTATGTTCAAGGAACCGGCATACTGGATGTATTACTTCTGGAGCAAGAACAAACGTGCAAGGAAAGACAAGGCGGTTATCTCCAATGCCACGTGGACGATGGCAATCCTGTGGTTTCTTAACCTGACGGCTCTCCATCTTTTGTTCGAGGCATGGGGATGGGATATGCTGACGGGCTGGTTCTCTTCCCTGACGGACAAGGTGGAATGGAGCAGGTTCAACCCGGTTGCCTACCTGTTCGCCGCAGCGATGCTCGCCCCTTTTATCTGGATTGCCAGAAAGCTGTATTACCGTCCTGCGAAGCTGAAAGCGATGCAGGCGAAGTATGAGACAATGGGCGAATACCGGAAACTGCTCGGTCAATGCCTGTTCTGGCTGTATATTACCGGCAGCTTCGCATCCTTCTTCATTATAGCCGAACAAAAGAACCATTCCAAGGAGCAACCACTGATCGAAAGGTTGCAGGAGATACGGGACGGCAAATATCCCGTTGAAAAGACATACTCACCAACCGGCGAATGACCTTCTTCCGGCTCCCCCCTGCTTACTGTTTCATGCCGTTCTGCGGGTGGAACCGGCACAGCCTTTCTGTTTTTCACGACTGAATATCCGAGCCTATGGGGCAAAATCCGAATCCGCAGCGCAAGGACATACCGTAACCGATGCAAAGCACCGGAAGGGTGCTTGTTGCAGACAATTTGTAATTTCGTGTAAGATTTATGTAATTAACATTAAAATTGAAACAGAATGAAAGAGAATCTTACACAAATTCTAATGAATGAAGCCATCCGGGAGGGATGGCGGGAGTGGATGGCAAAGGTGCGGACGGTATTGCCGCAAACGGATGCGGAGCGTCCGGTAACATGGATTGCGGCGGAACGGCTCGCACGGGATCACGGGCGGATGGTCCGGCTGGTGGAGCTGCTCAGGGAACACCGCCCCGTCCTTTCCTTTCGTGTGCAGGAAGAAGCCGGATTGCTGATACTGGTCGCCTACCACCGGCACGGCAGCTCGGCGGACTTCCTGCTGGATACGGCGGAGGCGTATTTCCGGGAGA